CTCCTGGAGCTAAGTGAACACAGCCGTTAAGCTCTCTTCTAGTACTGTACCAGGTAATAGGTGGGGTGAAAGGGTAGGCGATATGATGGAGCGGAGGAAACTGTGAGGGTGTGTCGTCCCCAACTAGCCCCACCGGAAAATGAAAGAATGATAGAGACGCAACAGATATTGAATGAGTGGTTCATCGAGGAGTGCTTCAGGTTAAGTCAGCACTTCATAGGCCAAGCTATGCATGAATGGGACGCCGGGGAGCATCCACAGTGCCATTTTCACCGGTTTATGTCATACCGCCCGGTTAAGCTGTGGATGGAGTGGTGTCGGTTAAATTAAATAAGGAGGACGAAACGAAAAATGAACGAGATGTTGACCTGTGTGGATTGCGGGAAGGAGTTTGTATTCACCGAGGGTGAGCAGAAGTTTTATCACGACAGGGTACTAGCTCCGCCTAAACGGTGTCACGAGTGCAGGGTTGCGAAACGAAACGAGATGAGAGAGAGAAAGAGAGAGAGAGAAAATGAGAGAGTACTTCAAAGTTCCCAATAAAGTATTTAATCTAAAGCTAACATTATCGGAACTGGTAGCACTGATTTATATATACCGGTGCTCTAATAATAGTAAGGCGTTTCCTTCTTATACTACAATAGCCAGAAACTGCCACATCAGCCGCAGAACCGCTATAAGAACTATCTTTTCACTGGAGAGTAAGAACATAATTAAAATAGATAGAACTAACAGAAAAGCCAATTATTATCTGGTGACACTGTGACACCAGGTGGTGACATGATGTCACTAGCGCTAGTGACAAATAGATACCACTATAAAGAACTATATATTATAAATAACTAATATAAAGAGGGTGTTACGCTTCGCTTTTAAGGCTTCGCTTCACACCCTTAAAGGAGAGACTGTGAATCCTCGACGTATAACGGAAGAACAAAAGAATATCGCTGTAGAGCAATACGCTAAAACAGGAGTCCAGAAGGCTGCTGCCGATGCCGCTGGCGTTACCTCTAGAACATTGCGTAATGAGATGAAACGCTCAGCCACATTTAAGGAGGCAATGGAGGAAGCTAAACAAGCCTACCACGCTTACCTCCATAGCATCTTACGACAACGTATAAAAGAAGGTACAAGTAAAATGTCCGATGCCCTCTTGATGTTTGAGATGAAGAAGCAAATGCCTGAATATAGAGAAAGGTTTGAGCATAAGGTTGAGGGAAATATTAAAATTATTAGCGGTATCCCTAGACCTAAATAAACTCTCGGTAAAGCTATTTCCATTTCATTCCCGCTATCAAAAAAGACTCCCCGATTGACATAACCAATATAGTACGCCCCACCATATCTAGTAGCATAGATACAACTCACCACTATATCTAGTGTATTCTCCGTTACCGTAGGGGTATAGGGTCATTATTTTAGAAAAGATAGGGAGGGGGGCGTGTATAACCCCCCATTTATACCAAACAAAGCAAAAGGGGGGCAGTATGCCCGTTATAGAAGGCGAGGGATTAAAGCCCTGTGAGAGTTTGTATTATAGGACTGATAGGGATGGTCGGTGTATTTCTCTTATGACTCGTTGTAGTCATCCGATGTTTGAATTGGGCTGCTTGGATGGTAGGGGTAATTGCGAAGATTATAGACCTGCGAAAAGGGTAACATCAGGAATAAAGTATATAGCAAGCCAAATTGAAGCTCGCCACTAATATCAAAGAAGACAAAAGGGGCAACCCGTCGGAGAAAAGGGGTCGCAACCCTATCTGGTTAGTCTATGCCCCCGCTAGTATTACGGGATGAAACTAGCGACTATCCGAGAGGCTCTCAAATCAAAATTGGGGGTTTTATTTATTAAATGAGTATAGATGGTTAAGACGATAGATTTAAGAAAGATATATAAACCCTTTGACCAGCAAATTAAAGCTCATACGGCACGGGAGAGGTTTGTTCTTTACGGAGGGGCTGTAGGTGGAGGAAAATCTGTTTGGGGATGCAATGAAGGGTTACAGTTATCGTTAGAGTGTTCGGGCAATGTTGGGTATATGTGCCGTCACGAGCTTTCCAGCTTTATGCGGACAACGATGCTCACGCTAGAGCGATATTTGCCCAATGATATAGTAGCCCAACATCATCAGACGGAGAATTATTATAGATTAATTAATGGGTCTCTTATATTTTATGGTGGGTTAGGGGATGACCAGAAAGCGATAGACCGATTAAAGTCAATGGAGCTTGGCTGGTTCTTTATAGACCAAGCGGAGGAAACATCCGAGGGTCATTTCTTTCTATTAGCCTCCAGATTAAGATTAAGCGCTCCCAGCGTTCGCTATAAAGGATTGTTAACTGCCAATCCCGCACCCGGGTGGGTAAAGCATAGATTTATAGAGCAGAAGTTAGAAGACCATAAGTTTATACCCTCATTGCCCAAAGACAATCCGTTCTTACCAGCGGACTATGAGGCAAGCCTGAGAAAACTCTATCCCGATGAGTTAGTCAAACAATTGCTCGAAGGTGATTGGGATGCTTTAGAGGCGGGGAACTATCTTTTCAAATATGCGGACATTAAATCGGCAATAGACCGAGAGATTGACGTTAAAGAGGGTGAGCCGAACATTATCGGGCAGGACATAGCGAGATACGGGGATGACAGTTCAGTAGCGATAGTTAGACGGGGTGGGAGGGTTGAATGGATTGACCATTGGGGTAAAACCGACCTGATGCACACTACGGGCAAGGTGGTTAATTTAATAGACAGGTTCAAGCCCCCCCTAGTGAATTTAGATGTTATTGGATTGGGGTCTGGCGTTTATGACCGATTGATTGAATTGAAGTATAAGCAAGCCAACCCGATAAATGTTCAAGAGAAGGCGAGGGGTGAGGAAAAAGAGAAGTTCGCTAACTTACGAGCTGAGATATACAAGAATCTGTCAGATAAATTTGAAAACGGCGAGATAAGCATACCCGATGACCTAGAACTGGTTGCTCAACTTTCAAGCATAAAATATAAAATCAACTCAAGGGGGCAGCTACAGATGGAATCAAAAGAGGACATGAAGAAACGGGGTGTCAAGTCCCCTGATAAAGCGGATGCACTGGCATTAGCGTTTATGGATTCACCGTTGAGTGGAGTAAGTATTAGATGGCTATAAGGGATTGGTTTAGGAAGGCTCCCATCTTAGGCAAAAGGTTTATTTCAGTTAGTCCATGGTCTCACCCCCCAGAAAGGAATGTCAGGGGTTTCCTAACAGCTTACGGCGAGATATATTCGTTATTTGGTATCGCTTTACGGATTGCTACTGCTATGGGAGAGGTTAAGTGGCGATTGTATAAGGGCAGTGAGAGAAGTGAGCGCAGCCAAGTAGATAGTCATCCAATATTAACCCTACTTGATTATGCCAATGAGTTTCAAACAGGGGGAGAGATAATTGAGCTTACTTCGCTACATATGGACTTGGCGGGAAAGGCTTATTGGTACTTACCTAAGAACCGATTGGGTGTACCGGGTGAAATTTGGGTGCTACCACCTCATTTGATGAAGATAGTACCCTCTGAGAAGGAGTTTATAAAGGGCTATATTTATCAGAATGGTATGGACTCGATACCGTTTGATAAAAGTGAGATTATAAGGTTCCCGATGCCCGACCCTGTGAATCCTTACGGTGGGATAGGATATGCCCAGCCTGCTTCAGTGGAATTGGATTCAGAGGCGTATGCGGGCAAGTGGAATCGAAATTTCTTTTACAACTCAGCCAGAGCCGATGCTGTTCTGGAGACCGGGGGGCATTTAAGCGAAGAGCAATACGAACAATTGCGAACTCAATGGAAAAGCCATCATCAAGGCATATCAAGGGCACATAAGATAGCCATATTAGAGGGTGGACTTACGTATAAGCAGATTCAAGTCTCTCAGAAGGATATGGACTTCCCCAATCTGAGAAAGCAGACCAGGGAGAACCTTCTATTTACTTTTGGGATGCCCCTATCGGTGATGGGCATATCGGAGAATGTGAACCGTGCCAATGCC